TGGTCATCATGTGGCAAGAAGCTAATACCAGATACCTCATCAAAGTTTTTGTACACCCAAGAGCCTACCTCAAACCACTCGTGTTCTTTTACAGTAATGGTAACACTTGGTTTATGCTCACACCAATAACGCTGGTACATAAGCCACAACTCAAGCTGTTCAATAGCTGTCATGTCTGTACGTGTTACTGCCCCTTCAGGTGATTTCATAGGGAAGCTAAACACTGTAGTGCTTTCATGCTTTCCATACGCATCAGGCTCATTAGGAACACCCTGTGCAATCATGAACTGTGTCAGTGGGTCTTTGTTGTCACCACGAACAGTACGAATGTAGTATGGGTTGTGTCGTGCATGAATGCCACTGGCACTGTCTACAAGCTGCGATACTGTACCACTAGGTTTAACACAAGTAATGGCTGTTGACTGTGGAATACCAAGCTGTTCAGCCATTGCTGCATTAGTTTCTACAGCAACGTCACGTAGACGCTCAAGTGTCTGACCGATATTAATACCCAAATGTGCCGATTTACCTGACAGCAATTGATTGTCCATAATGCCTGTCAGGGATACACCAAGCAAACGCTCTTCTTCTGTGTTCTTCTTCCAGATGTTCCGAAGATACTTGAAGTTAGTTAGTGTTGCTTGGAATGTACCCAAGATAGTGGCAAGGCGAACCTTATCAGATAATGACTGCTGAGTATCTGATGCACGTGCTACTACCTCTGACAGATTACAGAACTGATATGGACGTAGGATAATCTCTGAACAAGGATTACATCCAAAGTCATGGTCAGCATCACGGCGTCCATTCTTAGCTGCCTGTTTCTTGGCAGACTGGCGATTGAAGATACCACGCTCACCTGACTTTGATTCATACAGTGACAGCCACTCACGCATGAACGTACCCATCTGTGGCTTTTCTTTGTAGGCAACGCTGTTGTTTGCAAGAGTACGTTGTCCTTCATACTTCCACCAGTCACCTGACTTAGCGTGTGCCATCTGGTCATCATTTAGGTTAGACAGGCTGATAAGTGCGCTACGGCGTACACCACCTACAACTACAACCTCACCAATCTTACACATGATGTCATGACATTCGATGGGATAGAGTCTGCGACCAGCAGCACCCTTGAATTTTTGAATGACAAACTCAAACAGTTCTTCCAGTGGGGCTGGGCCACTCGCACGACCACCAAATGTTTTCAACCTTGCGCCAGCAGGACGAACTTCGCTGGTATCCCATTTGGGAATCTGCCCTGCGTATAGTAGGGAGATTAGTTCACGCAGAGACTTGGCCCAGCCCGGACGACTATCTCCAACCTTGATTACTGTGTCGCTTTCTTCAAAATGTTCATTTACAATAGGCAGTTTCTCAACACAACTACGTTCCACAGAGAAGCCAACACCAGTGCCACACATAAGAATATACATAGTCTCGTCAAATGCACGAGGGCTATCCACAGGAACATAAGAACAATTATAACCACCAACATGACACCTATCAAGTGCAGGGCCAGCAGTCATCAATGCCCTCATGCTTGGCATGATATCTTGATTAAGCACTGCCTCTTCAAGTTCAGCACGTAATTGGTCAGACAAGGCATAGTTGTGCTTATCAGCCAGATGCTTTTCCATATAGTCAAAATATCTCTGAACTGTCTCAGCCCATGTCTCACGCCTCTGTTCATCTTCAATCCAACGTGCATACCGTGAGGTAGCAATAAATGTTTGGTAGTCTGTAGGTAAATAATTATTCATAGTGTCACTCCGTTATTGTTTTTATAGTGCGTATATCAGCACCTTCTACATCATAGAAATACTCATGTATTCCGTCCTCAATTTCCTCCCCGACTTGTCCATCGGCAGGTATTGGATATTCATCCTCATCAATGTCAAGTGTAATAAATACTTTAACTCTTATCATTTGCCATAGTTTCCTCAATTAACTTATCCAAGTACCACTTGGCTTTTTCTAGGTCTTCAAGTGGTTTGTCTTTGTAGCGATAACGCCAAAGATATTTCAGTATGTTACCTTGTAAGTAGTATTGAAAGCCATCATCAGTGGCAGCAGCAATTGCCTGAATGCACTCAATACCACTAGCATTATAATGTGGTGGATTGTTTACCATATCAGGTCTTACATTGTCTGCAAAAGAATAATCTGCCTCCCAATCAACATCTTTCCATTGCTGCTTCATTTCAATATCTTTCATAATCTTGTTGTAGTCTGTCATGCATTGCCTCCTGTCTTGGTATTAAAGCTAAGATGAACCACATTGCCGTCATATGTCTTTTCAACGCCCATCTCTTCCTCAAGTTTTACATCAACTTCCATTTCATTGTCAATGACATTTAACACATATTCGTGGACAATATTACGAATTTCTTCTGACTGTTCCATAATAGGAATCGTGGCACACATCATCTTGCAGAAATGCATTACTTGAAAATACCCCTCATCATTCAGCGGATTGTTTGGTAGGGCTATTACAGATAAGTCTATCTCACCTGCCCATTCGCCATCTTCATCTGTATATGGCCTAACTCTAATAAGGAAATCCTCTTCAGATAATTGTTCTACTACTTCATTTTTGTTCATTGCTATCTCCTTTTTACTTTAGTGCCATTAAACTTAATAAACTTTGGGTGTTTATTTTTACCCTTTTCTTTTAGCCAGTCCTCTGGAATGATACGATCATAATATAAAAAATTATACTTAACACACCATTCAGCGTAGGTAGACTTTGCACCCTTTCGCAACTTTCTTTTACTGCTTTCAAACACAAATCTAATATCTAGTTTTGGATGCTGCTTCTTAATTGCGAGATGCTTACGTCTATCTGCTGCTGTAAACATTCCCTTTGTTTCAATAATTATTCCGTTGTTTAGTACGAAGTCAGGTGTGTAAGTTCTGTATGCAAGGTCTTCCCATTCAATCTTTACCTTCTCATACAGATACTGTACACCCTGTTCGTCTAAGTCTTGTGCTACTTTTAACTCAAGCCCACTACGGTAGCCGTATTTTCTAGCTGCTCTAAACTGCTTGTGGTGCAACGACATCTCCAATGTAGCATACCATAGGTGGATTTTGAGCCTTTGACATTACAGAAGGACGCTCAGTAATGTTATCCCAACAATCGAAACGATATGGGCAAAACTTACATCCATCATTAAGTACCATATTCCCTGTAGGCTTACTTCTGAATTTCTCAGGAACTGGTTCAAAACATCTTTCAAATTTATTCTCCTCTACAGTTTTAACAGTGCTTTCTATTTTAGCAATCTCTGAATCAATGTCAATACCAGTAGCTGGAATATATTTGAATTGTCCATTGGCTTTGTTGACTACCCACCAACCACCAGCACGTTTGCCCGATGCCTTTGCGTAACCAGCAAGTTGACCAATGTAACCAAACCCATCCTTTTCAGCTAGGCTGTCATAGGATTCAAACTTGTGTTTGTACGACCAATCAGATGCAGATTTAATGTCATCTACGGCGTCATCCACAACAATATCATAAGACCCATTAATATTATGGCCCCCGACTTCCAGTGTAACTTTATCAGTGTCTTCATATTTTACCCCCGCTTCTTTCATAATGCCCTTAAATACTGCTTCCACAATATCTCCAAACATCATGTTCATTACGAATGTAGTTGGCAATGGCAATGCCTTCTCTGGCTTATTCTTTTCATACCAAAGCTGGCAAGTAGGACGACCCACATTTGACATACGCAATGTGAAGTCGCCTCTACTTTTACCACTACCGAACTGGCGAGAAAGAGCGTCAGCAACATCAGAAGCTACCTGTTTAATGGTAGCCTCTGACATAGTTGTCTTGCCCTTTGTTGCATCTTCCATGTACTGATGCAACGCTAGTTCAGCAGGATGGTGCATTATGCTGCATCCTCATCATCAATCTCAATATCAATGAGATCATCAAGGACTTCAGCATCACCATCCTCCATGCGTGAGTTTGCTTTCTCAGCCCAAGCATTGACAATGTAGTTATTGTAATTGTCTACCCAAGCCATAAAGTCAGAGAAAAGCACCTGATCTTCATCAGTCAACTCAATTGTTTTTGTTACATCCAAAGACGCAATAGGAACATAAAAGGATGCTCCAGTTGGAATTTTACGTTCTTGCGTATTGGCAGTAATGATATGCTGAATAGGAAGACGTTGCATCTTAGCCAGCGTTTCAAAGCTACCACCAATCTCTTTAAATGCATCACGATTGTCAATCTCCCATATAAATGGGGTAGGCTCAAGTTCTACAGCCTGACCCTTTTCATCTGTAGGATTGACCATCTCAACAGTACCAAGTACGACACGAACACGCTTAATTTCTTTGATTAGCTTTTGTGTCTTCTCTGGTAGTGCCTTGAAGTCCTTGATGTAGCCAGCAGGTTTACCGCAGTTAAAGCCACCATCATTGTCCTTCAAGTCAATGTTCAAGGTATCAGCCATAATGCTTTTTACAAAGCGATTAGGGGTAGTACCTGCACCTTGAACGTAACGCTTGTACATGAAGCGTTGTAAGAATGGACGAATTTTAACACTAGATGCGTAGTAAGTTGGGCCATCTGGAATCTCCAGTTTATATGTACCACCCTCTACTACTTCTACGTTTACCTTCTTGCCATTCATTTCTGTTGTACCCATAATTGGTGAATGATGGATACGCATACGAGCCAACGAACTAGACTTTGAAGATGTACTGCCTTCGTTAGCAATACCCATAGCCTTTGCCATAGCTGCGTAATTATTAGTATCTATTGTTGTAAGTTGAGTCATATATTTCTACTCCTTTCTTTTGGGTTAAGAGACATAGTTATATCACGCTACGTCTTTAGTGTCAAGCCAATTTGGACCTATTTTTGATTCTAATAGAAGAGGCACATTAAAGTCAATACCCCATCTAAGTGTAATCAAATCTTTTAATACTCTGTTAGTTTCATTTATTACATTGATAACCCTCTCTTCTTCGTCTGGATGAACGTCAATAACAATACTGTCGTGAACTGTATTCACTATACACGATTGCATATCTTTAAGCAAGTCATCAATGTGTATTAACACAAGAGGAACTATATCTGCTGTAGCAAAACTCTGCACAGGGTAGTTCTTTATCTGTGTGAAGTGTGACACACGACCACTTGATTTACGGACTACATCAGGAAATACAAACTCACGACCACTAGGTGTTCGTATCTTCTGTGTTTCTAAAGCCTCTTTAGCCAGTCTGGAATGCCAAGCTGCGACCCCCTTGTACTTCTCGTTGAAGTGTTCGTAGTACGCCGCCTCTGCTCTTGTTCTTCCAAAGCCTGTTGCGCCATAGAGCGGAGCAAACGTGTGCGCTTTTGCAGTCTGGCGATCCGTAGGCTGACCAGCATCGGTAATAACTTTAGCGGTGTAACTGTGTACATCAAATCCAGTAGAAACTTCCTCAATTGCAACTCCATCTTGTGATAAATATGCGGCTGCACGAAACTCTAGTTGAGCAAAGTCAGCCTCCAGTATCTTACCATTTTCCCAGCGAGATACAAACACTTTTTTTACAGGGAATGTCTGACCACGTGGCATATTCTGCATATTCGGATCAGCACCACTGAACCTTCCAGTGGAAGTTCGATGTTGCAGTAATCGCACATGAAGTTTTCCATCAGGCTTAACATATGCTTTAATGCCATCAACGAAAGATGAAAGGTACGTATCCACTGCACTAAGCCTACGAACCTTGCTCAAGAAGTCTGTGGCATCTTCCATGCCCTTAGTCCTTGCTGCACCCTCTAGTATCTCAAGGTTAATCTTACTAGTAGTGAACCCATTGGCACTAGCCCATTTAGGTGAAGGTGGTTTGAACTTAAAGCCAGCCGCTATATCTGTTGGTACAAATAAGAAACCTGCCGTATTACAATCTGGACAACGACTAGGTTTTGCAAAAGGCTGACCATTCTTCTTTATCTTGCGAATGTATCCAGTTCCATTGCAACTGCGACACTGCACTGCATTTGTTTTATACATCTTCTCTGTGCCAGATGAAACCATGCTACGGAACTCAGAGTCATCCATGTATGGGTCAATCTTGGATGCCCAATCCTGCTTGTCAATAACCTTGCGTCCGTAAATAACCCAAGACAATTGTTCAGGGCTGTTGAGGTTGATAGGTGTGTCACCCATTACCTTACGCACGTAAGACTGCAAGTCTTCAGTCAACTGCTTTTTCTCTTCCTCAAATTCAATACGCACACTATCAAGAACATCCATGTTAACTGCAAAGCCTCTCTGATAAATACGTGCAAGACGGACAGCCACTTCGTTTGTTAATAGAACAGTGTTCATCAAAGTGCTGTCCTCTTCTGTATTAAGACGATAATACAGTTTGTCAGATAATTGCTGAGTAGCATGAAGGTCAGCAGAGAGATACTTAGATAACTCATTATGAGGAATATCACGAGTGCTGTATCCCTTTTTGAAGTATTCCTTCAGTGTATCCTGCTTTTGTGTAGCCAGTTCATATCGTTCAGCGCAAGCCTCAAGTGACAATGGTTCTTTCTGTCCACGCTGCAGTACATACTCTGCCAGCATAGTGTCAAAGACAGGGCCATCGTATTTAAAGCCAGATTCCCATAGCCAAAGTAAATCATATGCGGCGTTGTGGCAGATCAGGATAGTAGTTGCGTCCAGCCACTCCTGTACCAATACGTGTCCATTATCATCTGCCTCTACCTCACTGTGATCGAATGTGACTATACGCTCAACGCCTTGGTCATTGAGCATACCAACCATAGTCAGTGAGTTCTCTGGCTCAAATGGATCAAGGTGCATTTTACCGTCACGATTAGTGACTGTGTTTTCTATATCAAGTGTTAGTTTCATTGTTGGTTCCTTTCAAATATTTTATCGCTCTTTGTAATATACCTATATCGTCATTAAAATTTCCTAATGCCCTATTACATTTATGACATAACCACCCTCTAAAGGTATTAGTTTTATGACAGTGATCCAATACCCAAGCTGTACGGTTCTGTAAATCTCCTACTTCCTCAGAACTTCCCAAACAGATTGGGCATTTATATGTATCCTCATCTGGCATACCGTACTGCTTTCGTATAGCCTCTCTCGATTTTGCCATATCCCGCATACACTTTTTGCATTCAGGACGTTTGTACGTTCCACCATGACAGTCGGAAAAAGCATTTAGTGGTAATTCATTCTTGCACTTACTGCACTTTTTCGTTTCAGACTTAGTGTCGAAGAATGGCGTATCGCCAAACAGTTCCTGTTGCATTACACTGTATACCTTGCTGTCTGATATTCAAGTTCACAATGTACCACACCATGCCACCCTGTCAACTTATTCTTTACAACATTCAAGTGACGCTGCGTATCTTCTTCATCCTGACCATCCACAACAGGGTTCTTAGCAATCAGGACCATAAGGTCTGCCTCTGCCGCTTTACCTGTGCGTGATCCCTCCATCATGCTCTGATTAAGTAGAACCTTACCCTCTGCGTCAGCACTCAACTGAGACATATAAAATACGGCGCAATCATATGCTTTAGCAATTTGACGAGCGTGTACTGCATTTGCCTTCAGTGCTTCATCTGTACGAGCAAAGCCACCTGTCTTGGCAAACTTATCACCCATGTCTAGCAAAACGATGTCAGGTCTGTAGGATTTACAGATGCTCTCCACCCAAGACATATCACGACCTGTGGCGTCCTTGATCTTGATGCGTTCCTTCACAGGTGCGTACAAGTCTCGTGCCTTAGATGGATTAGCCTTAATCTCACGCATCGTCATGCCAGTTGCGGCTGTAAGGTATCTGGCACCCACACGGTGATACCCTTCCTCGTTACACAGGATGATGCAGTTAGCACCCTGATGTGCAAAACCACCGGGGCTGGCAATCAGGCTGGCATGAAAGGATGTCTTACCTGTATTTGGTCTAGCACCAATCTCAATCAAGTGACCAGCGTTAACACCCTCAACCTTTCTGGTTAGACTAGGGATATTGAATGTCCAACGTGCCTCAAGATCATTGCGCTGTAGCAGTGTCTCAATGTCGATGTCATCCCATTCTACATTTAGGTTTGGTGTAAAGTCGTCACCATACTGTTCAAGCAACATACGCAGAGGCTCTAGGCTAGACTTGTCACCTGTAACATAGTCAACACCAAGATTAGCAATGTCCTCGCCAATCACCTGTTGAAACAGTTTAGATAAAACCTCCTGTGCAACGTCACTACCCATTGGCTGTTCCTTCTTGATCTTGTTGAACAAAGAAGAGAACGCCTCTTTCTGTGCCGTAGTCATAGTTGGATTACTTGACATAAACAATGCCTCAACTTCATCTGGTGTTACAGTACGCTCGTAACGATCCATAGCATTGTCAATAGTTTCTTTGATACGCCGAACATCTTTGCTGAATAACCTGTTTGGGCATTTAGCACCACGATGGTCTTCGTAAAACGATCTGTCCATAAGACTTCTAATCAGTGATAATTCCATTTAATTTCTCCATATCTTCGGGGTTACGATACTTCAAATCATCTTTCAGTTTTAGTATCTTTACGTTGTCTACATAGCCTCTTAATTCTTTAGCCATTATAAAACTTTTCTTCAGTGCATCGGGGTCTAATGCTATTACGGCTGTTGAGAACTGCGTAAGAAATCCTTTATGCGATTCCTGTAAAGAAGTACCAAGAAGCGCAACCCCAACAAAGGAACCGTAACCAACAACGGCTGCACTTACACAGTCCTCAACAACAACTGCGACTTTACCACAACCATACGAGTATGGCAAGCCACTTTTTCCATACCTTTTCCATTTAGGTAATCTTTTTGTTAATGCACGACCAGTGGCATCAACAATCTTTCCATTATGATACACAGGAAACACAACACGATCTTCCTTTACATCATACAGAAGCCCTAACTCTGTTTCATCAATGCCCCACTCAGCACACCACTTAACCAAGTGTCTAGGGTATCTGTTAGAAACTACATAGGTTGGTAACTCAAATGTATCTTCAGCAAATTCTTTTACTCCAGTAAAACCTTTACGGATGTCATCTACAGATAGATGAACTCTGTCACCACCTTTGATGCCGCAACTAGCACGAAAACAATTCCACAAAAGAGAACCCATGTTATTGGTCACAGAAAATGTCCTCTCTCCACAGTTAGGACATACCATTCTTTTTGTAGTTCCATTAGGTATGTTTAATTCATTTATGTATTTATACACATAAGTGTTATTATAGTTATACATATTATACACCTTCCTTTGCGGCACTTGGTATGCTTTTACCATGTATTTTTCGCTCAGTCAATGCAAAATTTGCACTTTTTAAAGTATTTTTCATGTAAGGTTTTACTGACGCTGGATTAGAGTGTCCAGTAACCGACATGATTTGTGCCATACCAACACCTGCCTCAACCATTTCTGTGGTACCTGTACGCCGAAGGTCAGCCAAACGTAGTTCTTTAGGTAGACCTGCATCATCCATGATCCTTCTGGCAAATAGAGGCAACTTTTGCAGTGAATAGGGTCTGTATTCACCGTTAATTGGATTAGGTCTTGGTGCTATGTACTTCTGAAACCCAAAATCCTCTTTCTGTTGCGACAACATATCGCACAAGTCATCTGAAATAGGCAAATGAACATCCGCTTTACGCTTTGATTGTTCAAGACGCATAGTCTTTGTGTCAAAGTCGATGTTATCCCAAGTCAAAAGGCGCATATCACCAAGCCGCTGACACCATTCGTATGCCATGTGTGCAATAAGACCGATGTTACGAGTGCTAAAATCGCCGTAGGCGGTGTCTAAGAACTTTCTGACATCCTCCCTACTCCAAACTGTCTTACGCCTCTCAGCGGCTCTCCTACGCACGTTTGAAAAGGGGTTTATTGTACATAGTTCCATTCTCAGACCGTGATTGAATACAATACTGGATGCAGACATGATATGATTTGCCATATGAATGCCCTTTTCACACCAGCCATCGTAAGCAACTTTAGCCATGCGAGTGGTTAGATCATTGATGTTGAGAGTGGACAGAGCCTGTCCGTCCACCTCAGTGTTAAGCATAACATTTATGAAATATTCATACTGTTTCTTAGTTTCATCTCGTATGTTCCTGAAATCATACGATTTGTAGTAATCATTTACTAACTTGAGTACCTTCATGCAGCAATACTCCGAAACTGCGGTGAGTCAATCCACTTAGCAACCTCATGCTCTCTGGCCCACATAGATTCAGCCTGTGTGTCATTGCCAGTGTTACGAAGGTTGAACCCATTACGCTCATCAGCATATGTGGCATAGTTAGTGAAGGCAGAATACAATGCCCACACATTACGACCACGAACACTGACCTCTTGATTATACAAGCCGTACATTTTCTCTGACTTGCGGTCAGACTTAATGATGCTCTCAAGCAATGCCTTAACGTCAACAGTCATCAGGCTTGTCTCAGCCCATGCTTGAAACTTGTCTGCTGTCGCATAGAAGTCATTTACTGATGTCTCAAGTTCCTTGATAAACAAGTCAAGTGAAAAGTTTGCTGTATTCTTTTTCTTGATCTTGTCGTAGTCGCCTGTGACCATGCCGTTGGTACAAAAGAAGTCGATAGCACCGAAAAAGACCATGTTGCTACATGAACCATCAATGCCATGCAGGGCAATCAGGCGTGGTGCAATGGTAGTGCTATGCTTGTCTGTGACAATCTTACGAAGAACATTTGGCATAACCATGTCCATCATGGCCCACGCATTGTTACGAGCGGTCTTATAGTTGATGTTCATGTTATCACAGTACTCTTCGCCAAGAGTTTTAGACACTGCGTTGTGTGCTTTAGTGAAGAAGTCACCGTGGCTGGCGCAGTTAAACTTGTGTCCAACGATACCAAGGTACTCACCTGTGTTGCCGTTGATGACGTACTTTGATTTGTCAAACTTGGTCTGCTCAAAGACCACAGGGAAGTTCAGGTTCTCAGGTACAATCTCTTGTGGTGTAAAATCTAGTGGCATGATAATTCTCCTTTCATGTTCGTTAACTGTTACTGTGTTATATCACTAGTAGATCATAAAGTAAAGACCGCTAGGATAAAAAATATTACTAGTCCAATAATAATGTCCATATAGTTCTCCTATCTAATCCCATCTGTAAAACATATGTTGTCCTATTTGTACAATAGGTGTCTTGGTTTCTGCCCATTCAGGCAGGACGTAGGTTGCATGATAATGCGTGGCACCTTCAACAAAGTCATCTAGGTTGCCGTAGTACACACCATGTGCAATACGCATTGCTGTCTGCCAAGCCTTCTCATTTTTTACCTCATCTGATTTGCCGTCACAGTACCAACTAAACTGGCAACGATGGCGCACAGGGAAGTCAGGCTTCCATGCGTATGTCGGGCCTTGTGTAACTACATCACACACATTGTCAGGGTATCTATTGTCTTTGACCCTGTTCATTACCACTTGGGCTACCGCAACCTGCCCAATGAAGGGCTGGTCACGTGCCTCGTGATACACATTGAGTGCTAGGCATACAAGTGCTTCAACAAACATCAGTCTTCATCTCCTTTATCCCACTGATAATCAGCATAACAATCTTGCTGATACAAACCTAAACGACTAGCAAAAAAATTATCAGCACCATCTAACTCACGAATAATATCATAATCAATGGGTGCCTTATCTTGTGTGGATGTGTTAAAATCCTTGATAGCATTGATGATGCTACGAATACGTTCAATCTCGTATCCTTCCAATTCAATCTTGATTTTATTTTTCTGCATTTTCTCTCTCCTTTAGCCAGTGTTGAAACTCTTTGTGTCCACCTATGTGTACACCGTCTAACCATACCTGTGGCACTGTTGTGTACCCACGCCTACGAAACCAACGCTTCAGCCGTGGATTAAGTTCACGGTACTTGTAAGGTATAGCATACAGGTCAAGGTCATTGCAAAGCAATTCGCAATAGACGCAACCAAATTGTCCAATTACTTGTATCATGTTTTCATACTCTCCCATAATTTATCTACACGACTTTCTAGCACACCGATTGCAGTGTGTATGTGTCCAGTGTCGTGGGGTTGCAGTTGTTCTCTCAGCAAATCAATCTCATCCAGCAATGCAGATATGTGTTGCATAAGATGTTTCCTGTCTATGAAAGGTCTGTATTCACTCATCGTCATTCTCCTTTGGATAATATACCTCTATATCACATTTACAGTTAGGGCAGTGTAAGGCAGTCATCATTGAATAGTATTCATTCTCATGGTCAAGGTCAAAGTCACTGCCCCAGATAAGTTCTGTCTTACAGTTCCAGCAGTTCATTCACTTGCCTCATCTGTCAACACCCATCCATTCTGGACAGA